GCCCGCGGGAGTCAGTGCCGGGTGTTGCGCGGCGAGGTAAGTGCGGGCGTTGTTGAGAATGGTGCGCGCGTCCTTGCCGCCGAGCATCTTCCCTTTGGCCGCGGCATCGCGCAGGCTCTTCGCGTTCCAATTCGCCGAGCCATCGAAGACCGCATAGCCCCGCCGCAGCCAGTGCCGCGCTCGCATAGCCCGTCGCGTTGTCCGTCGCCTCGATCGCGTCCACCGTCCCGTTGACCCCGATGTCGAACGCCACAGCGCCGAAGAGATCCTCCGGCACGACATCGTTGCCAGGGGCGGTGCCCGTAGTGATCGCGGCCTTGTTGTAGACCACGCCCCCGATGGAGAACTGAAACGCGATGTTGGCCACGTCGTCCGCGTTGCTGCCACCGGCAAGCCCTGGCGTCGACAGGATGTAGTTCCCCTGCATCGCCGTGGCCAACGCGGTTCGCTGCTCGTTGACGAGATCCCGCACGTTCTGCAAGAACCGCACGAGGTCGCCCTGATTGACGCCTATCTCGGTGATGTCACTTTGTAGTGCGACTGTCATGTCAGCCCCCTCACGCGTCTGCGACGCTGGCGAAGTATCCGGTCACTACGCCGTGCTGAACGAGGTCATCGCGATCGCCGGTGCCCTTGCCGAAGAAGAGCTTCTTGACGTCGCGGATTTCCTCGAACCCGGCGCCCTTGCGGCGCTGGTAGTCCGAAATATCCTCGATCATCTTCGATCGCTCCTTCCAGACAACGCCCATTGCCTGCGCGCCGCACATGTAGACCGGGCCGACGTTGATGCTTGAAGCACCAACACCCGTGATGTCCTCGATCTCCGGCACTTCGCGAACGATGCAGCCGTCGAGGATCAGGTCCCCACCCGTAAAGAGCGGATTGTCCTCGCCTCGCTGCCACGCCTCGCGATTCGCCTGCTGCACCGCCGCGTCGTTGCTGAAGTCGCGGAAGGTGTAGGAGCCGGCAAACACCACGTACCACTCCTCATCGCCCGACACCTTGATCGGCCGAATCTTCGGGTTGGCGCGTTTCGCCATCCGCTTCATCAGCTTCATCGGAGCGCTGGTGAACTTGTCCGCCGTTGCGTCCACGTTCGACAGCGACGCCGAGTGGTCGTTGGCGGAGTTGTTCGAGGCGAGTGCACCGAACAGCACGCGGTCGGAGTTGTCCGCGAGCCACACGTCCTTGTCGGCCACTTCCTCGGCATCCGCGTACGGGATCGGCAGGAAGCTGTTGCTCGCGTCCGGGATCGAACCGAGCGCGTCAATGACCGCATCGCGCATGTCCTCGACGAACCAGTTCTTCAGCACCGCGCGCTTGGCCTTCGTCAGGCTGATGGCGCTGAACAGCTCGTCCACCTTGTCGTGCAGCACCGCGTGACGAATCACGTCCGGACGAAGCACGTAGGTGCGCTGATCCATCGCCTCCTCGTGACCGACGAGGACTTGCTTGCCGCGCCGACCCGCGCCCACCAGCTTGTTGATGAGCGTGATCGAGTAATCGCGGTTCACCTGACCCGAGGTGTCCTTCACCTGGATCATCTTGAACTCGTCCTCGCCCATGTAGGGCGCGAACCGCCCGTCGCGCTGGTACTCGATGAAGAAGTCGTTTTCCCACTTCTTGACCTCGTTGTTGGAATTCATGGTTGTCTCTGCCATTGCAATAGCTCCTGCGAACGAGCGCTATTTCAGGCTCGCCGCTTGCGTGGTTGAAAAACTTGGCCGATGGGCGTCGGCGTTGAGGCTTTGTCGGCCTCGATGCTCGCGCGCGTCGACGACTGCTCGGTGCTGAGCGATGACGGCACCTTGCCGAGTTGAGAGAGTTGGGCTTCGAGGTCCTTGATCTTGGCGTCGCGAGCGGCGAGCTCGGTTTTGAGCGGCGTCTCGATGGTCTCTCGGTACTTCCCAAGATCCCCACCGACCGCCTTCATCTCGCCGTGCAGCTTTGCGGCCTTGTACAGATACGCAGCCGGGTTACGAGCCTTCTGCATCTCGGAGAACGTGCGAGTCGCGATCGCGGGATCGGCCTCGGCGTCTGCCATGAATGCAGTCACGGTCGCGTCGTAGTCTTCGTGCTGATCCCGCACGAGGTCTTCGCTCATCGCGAACAACTTCTCGGCGTGCTCGGCACGAATCTTGGCGTCGCGCTCGTTCAGCGCGCCCTCGGGGTCCTCGAAGAAGTCCTTCTTGGGCGCCTTGGTCTGCTGCTGCTGTAACTGCCGCTCGAGCTCCTGTCGCTTGCGCCGTTCGGCAATCAGTGCCGACTGCGCTCCAGCGATTTGCTCGTCCGCTTCGGTCTTGAACCTGCCCTTCTCGTCGCGAGTACGATCCTTGGCCTCGGGCTCCGTCTTCTCGACGGGCTTCTCGGGCTTGGCAGCTTTCGCCGCCTCCGTGTCCTTGGCCTCAGTCGTCTGCGCTGCCGACGTCGCAGCGGGCGCTTTCGCGCTTTTATCGTCCGTCGAGCCCTTGTCCGTGGACTGGCTCGCTGTCTCGCTAACGGCACCCTTCGCGAAAATCTGCGAAATGGGAGTGCGCTCTACTGCCTCACTGGCTTCAGTGCTCATTGCATCGTTTCCTCTAGCGTGGGAATGGACCGAATCGCCCGATTTGAAAGCTCGGCGGCAGCTTCGAACGCCCGTTAACCCCGGCGGCGGGTGTAGAATCGCGAAATGAAAACCGGCTCAGAGTGGCTTGCGGCGAACGGCCCGACGATTCGGGAAGTCGCCGACTACATCGACCCTGAGGTACTTGCTCTCGCTCTAGGAGGCGGAGAGCAATGGACCCAGGAAGAAATCGAGCGCATGCAAGCCATCGCTCGCAACTTCTTCCGAAAACCTGACTAGTTAACGCTCACCTGCTTCTTGGCAGGCGCCTGAGCATCAGGACCGCTGATGTAGGCCGCGGTCTTGACGATCGTGTCGATGGCCGTTTCCTTGGCCGCTGCTTCGTCCTTCGAGGTTGCAGCGACTTCGCGCTGCACCTTGGCCTCGGCCAGGAGGTTCGCCAGTTCCTTGCCCTGCACTTCGAGTTCGGCCATCTTCGCGTTGAGCATGGCCATCTGCTGCTGCATCGGATCGGGCTCGGCGTCTTGGTCGAGCACCTTCCGCTTGTTCGCGGCCGTCAGGCTCGAAAGCTCGACGAGCGTCTTGAACGGAACCTCCGGCCGCGCCTTCGCGATCTCCACCAGCAACCCGAACTGCTCCTGCTGAAGCGTCGCCACGTCCGGGGATTCGTCGAGAATGATGTCGATGTCAAGTTCTGCGACGTCGTTCTCCTTCGCCGGCTCGCGGGACTTCGGATCGCTCGCGAGCTGAGTCAGGATTTGCGCCTTCGCCTCGTCGGCGAGGTCCTTGCGGCCGTTCAGCGCTTTCGCTGCCAGCTCGCCCTTGGTCGTGGAGCGATTCAGCGCCACGAACTTCAAGTGCTCCTCGTCCCTGACCCGAATCCACGTCTCCATCGTCCAGTATTGCTTGACCCGCAGCCAGATCTGCCGATAGACGCGCAGCTTCAAGTGCTTGATCGAGTCAAACGGCTTGTCGATCGCGAGCAACCCACCTTGCTGGTCGACCTGCTTCGCACGTCCCGATAGATCGCCGGTCTGCCCTGCGAGCGCTGCATTCGGCCCGGTCGCGTCCAATGCGGCGCCGGTCAGCATCATCAGCTGGACGTGCCCCTGAGCGAGATCGAGGTTCTTCTGAATCGCGAGCTTGGCTCCGGTCGGGCTCGAGATCACGCCATCGGGGCGCGCGGCTTCCTTGCGGATCTCCGCCTTCTGCTCGTCGTCGAGCATCCCTTCTTCAGCTAGCACCTGATTGGTGTTGAGCAAGTGCGTGGACTTCGAGCGCCGCTTATTCCAGTCGTCCTGCAAATCCCGATACCGACGAACCGCCCCGTAAGGCGTTCCGTCCTCGCCCTCGCGGTACATCGCCTGTAGCTCCAGGTCGCTGACCGGCTCGCCTTCCTCGTCGAGGTAGACGGACACGGCGGGATCGTCCAAGAACCCGGCAGCGACCACTACGCAGCGGCTCCATTGGCCCTTGCGAATGTAGCGATGCTCCAGCACCTGAATGCGCTTACGCCCTTGCGTGTTCGCAACCCACCGCGGCTTGTCCTCGTGCGTCTCGGCGGATGACGAACTGACGATCTCGAACGAGGCCTCGATGACGGCTTTCTTATCGGGCCACTTCGCAATGGCGTCGTCCAAGTCCATCCACGCGATGGTTCCCTTGAACTTCGCGTCGGAGAAATCGCACTTGAACGAGTGCGGGTCCCAGTAGAGCCGATCCCAGCGAACATGCGGCGTCTTGATCTTGGGTCTGCGTGACTTCTTGCCGACCTTCTTGTCGACGCAAACCTCCATCCCGCACAGACCTTCGACGAACAGGTTCTCCGCCGCATCGGAAACAGCGTACTGCATCAGGTTCTCGTCCTGAACGAACCGCAGCGCATCGGTCGCAGCGTCCGCGCCTTCCTCATCGGACGGGGAGTTGCGAGGGAACGCTTTCGGATCGGCCCGACCCTTCCGCTCAATGCCTAAGTACGTCTCGATCTTGTCCTTAATCTTGTTGTCGGTGATGACCGGCTGCCCGCGGGCTTCGATGGCCTGCTTCTCGGCCTCGGTCCACTGATAGCCGTCGTAGTACGCGCGGTAGACTTCCGCCTCCTTGCGGTAGTCCTCGCTCGAATCCTCGGCGTCGTCGAACTGCGCCTTGACGAACGCCAGTTCCTTCTCAATCTTAGTCGGCGCGGCCTTCTCGGGCTCCTTGCTATTGCGCTTCTTTACGCTGTACGCCACGCGCGAACCTCGGGTTGAGCGGCCTTGTAACGGTCCTCAGGACCACGAGCTTCGGGCGGCTTGGCCGGCATCCACGGACGCGACATGCACGCATAGCGCGTTTCGTCAGGCGCGTGATCTTCCGACTCCGAGTCAACGTCCTCTGCGCGTGACGAGTCATGCTGGAGAGCAGGAAGCGTGCGAATCGTGGCGCGGCAAGTGGAGAAGAAGTAGATCATCGGTCGACCGTCCTCCCCCTTGAGCCTTGCTCGCACCATGTCCCAACCACCCAACGCGCCCGATTGCGCTACACGCTTGTTGTCCGCGCGCCGAAACTGAACCCCAAGACGCGACGCAATGCTCGGCCCACCGTCCTCTGCGAAGGCAGACGGATCGAGCACGCCGTTCGTCACCTTCTCGTCCTTCTCGCGCTCGCGAATGCCCTTGCCGACTTCCTCGGCCGTGAGTTTCACGCCCACATTCATCTGGCCAGGCTTCATCCCGTACCACTCGCGATACTTGATCAGCGCGCCACGCGGGAACTGCTTCAGCTCCCCGTCTGAGATCGCATACCAGCCGACCGAGAACGGCTTGGCCGATCCCCAGTCCATCGCGCGAAACCTCGCCCAGCTCGCAGGCAAAGGCTGCGGCGCTCGCACATGACGAGCCGTCGAGAACTCCGGGAAGAACGCGCCTTCGATCGCATCCCAATCACCGGCCAGCCACGCTTTGACCAACTCATCGGAGCCGACCAAGTACAGGCGATTGATGTACTCCGGGTCCTGCGACAGCAGAATGCGGTTGTTCTCCACCTTGCTCGGGATGAACACGTAGCGGTGCTGCTTCCCGTTCGGCAGCGTGCGAGTCAACACGCGCATCCCCAGCGGCGCCGGGTCGATGTATCGGCCCTTGATCCAGCTCTGTCCAGCTCCACCCGGATTCCCGGTCAGCAGCAGTTGCGTCGGCACGCCGTGCGCGCTTCGCAGGACACCGTTTAGCCTGTCGATCGGCCGCGAGTCCGGATGCTGCCCCGCTTCCTCAACGCAGGCATCGCTGACGTTCTGACCCTGGTACTTGTCAGCGTCCTCGGCTCGCTCTAGCGGCCGAAACCGGAGTCGCCCGCCCCACGGAAAGCGCCACGTCTTCTTGTGGTCCTGCCACTTCGCGCGGAGCGGCCCGTAAATCTCGGCACTACGCTCGATCGCGTCGTCGAGCATCGGCAGCTCGCGACGAAAGAAAATGCCGTTGAAGTACCGCCCGTAGCGCTTAGCCTTCAGCGCGTACTTGCCAAGCACTCCATCGGTCTTGCCGCCGCCACGAGCTCCACCGTAGAAGACCTCGGGCAGCGGGCAATCAATTAAGGCTTTCTGCGGACCAGCTTGGGGCGCCCAAGCTATCCGCATACTGCTTTTCCCACTCATCCGGCGTCATTGGCTTGTCGGTCACGTCGTGATTGATTCCAATCTCGCCCTCAATCTCGGTTCTCGCGAGCTTGGGCAAATG